AATTTGTTAATTAATATTAAAATTAATGATTATGACACAACAAGAAGAATTATTTTCCAATGCTACATTTGACGGCTCTAATTACATTCCCAGGTTTGATGATAAAAGATTACGTGGTCAATTAAAGCGTGTTTGGGATTGTATGAAAGATGAAAGATGGAGAACATTAGCAGAGATAGAAGTAATTACTAATGATCCTCAAGCAAGTATATCTGCACAACTAAGACATTTACGTAAAGAGAGATTCGGCTCTCATTTTATTAACAAACGTTCTAGAGGAGCTAGAGAAAGTGGACTCTTTGAGTATCAACTAGTAGTAAACAACACCGTATAATATTAACACTATGTCACACGATAAATATAAAGATTTAATTCTATACTTAAATAGTAAAGGATTTATAAAAATAGTAGGCTCAGTATCTAATAGAGATATAATTACATTAACATTTACAAGAGAAGGGGAAGGTCATATTGTAATTATGCACTATACTGAGGCAGAAAATGACAAATATGGTGCTCTTGTTTATAATACTGAAGCTCTTTTAACAACAGAGATTCTACCTACAGATAACTTTAATATATTTATGAAAAAATTAACATCATTAATATGAGTATAGGATCAGGAATAGGAGCAGCTAGTGCTGCTAGTGAGATTATTACACTTGTTGATAATCTTATTGAAAATGCTGAAGAAGAATCAGTATTAGAGGTATTAGAGGTTATAAAAAGAAAAGCTCAACAAATTAAGGAAGCTGGAGACAGTGGATGGTATTAAACAACAACATTATGAGTAATAAATATGAAATATGGTCAGAAGGATTTTCAGTTATAGAAGAACATGCTTCTGCTCGTTTTGAAGGAGTCTTTGAAGGAGAAACATTTATGGATGCTTATTTAGATATGGTGAAACAGCAATATGGAGCTAATCCACCAGATTATGTTAAATTAAATGAACCAGTTATCTGGGGATGTAGATGTTTTGATAATGAAATAGATGCACGTAAATCATTTGGCTAATAAATAAATATATATGAGTAAACTAATAAATACTAAATACGAGTATGACATACATGAAACTGTATATCACATAACTCCAGAAAGTCCTAAAGGTATTGTAATAGGTAGAAGAGTTGTAACTGATCCTTATTATTTTATTGAATATCTTGTAGCTTTTAGCCATGATGAGTCTTTATGGTGTGGTGAATTAGAATTAAGTAGAGATAAAGCTATAATATAATAAGAATGCCAAATCGTCAAGTGTTAACTAAAAATAGAAAGGAGACTCTAGATGGAATGTCAGGTGACGAGGATGAAAGAGCAACTAGAAGAAGTTAATAATTTTATTAGAATCAACGAATTTGTTGGTTTTGATACAGAAACTTCTTCTATGTTGCCTTTTGATGGTAAGTTATTAGCTGTACAAATAGGTGATTTTAATACACAATATGTTATAGATGTACAAACAATTGGGATAGATAATCTATTACCTACACTAAATTTACTTAAAGATACTATAGTCATAGGCCATAATCTAAAGTTTGATCTTAAATGGATGCATTATCATGGAATAAAAGTAGATAAAGTATTTGATACATTTTTAGCTGAATGTTTATTAACTGCAGGCTTAGATAAAGAAAATAGACACTTATCATTACAAGCTTGTGTTAGTAACTATTTTGGAGTAAGACTTGATAAAAGTATAAGAAGTAAGATTATCTATGAAGGATTTTCTGATAGAGTTATTAGATATTGTGCTGAAGATGTAAAGTATTTATCTCTATTAAGAAAAAGACAATTAGAAAAAATAGAAGAGTGGGAACTAGAAAAAGTAATGGACTTAGAGAATAGATTTGTTAAAGTTCTTATGCTAATGGAATATTACGGTCCCATTATTGATACTAAGAAATGGACTGAAGTATATACTTTAGTTGAAAAGACATTAGGAAAAACAGTTGAACAGCTTAATAATATTATATTACATAATGATAAGTTAAAGAAATATATTAATACTGAACCTCAACTAGGTTTAGAATTTCCAGATTTTAATAATAAAGTAGCTGATAAAGTACTTATTAACTGGTCTTCTCCTATTCAGAAGTTAAAACTACTACATGGATTAGATATCAATGTTAAATCTACAGAAGCTAAAGATCTTATAAGAAAGAGAGATAAACATCCTATAGTACCATTACTTATTAAATATAGTAAATGGAACAAGCTATCTACATCATTTGGTAGAAATTTTCTTAAGTTTATTCATCCAGTTACAGGTAGAATACACCCTGATTACTTTCAAATAATAGCCTCTGGACGTTTAAGTTGCTCTAAGCCCAACCTTTTAAACATACCGTCACATGGAGACCTTGCTAAGAAGATACAGGCTTCCTTTATACCCAAGTATGGAAATAAGATAGTTGGCGGAGATTATAGTAATTTTGAACTACGTATTATTTCAGAATTTGCAGATGAACCATTATGGACTACAACATTTGCTGAAGATAGGGATTTACATTCAGAATTATGCACTAGAATATTTAATATAAGAGAAGATCAAGTTAATGATCCGTTCCCACTAAAACCAGATTTTACATACCGCCATGTACAAAAAATTATAGACTTCGGTTTATCATATGGTATGACTGAATTTAAGTTAGGCGATCTCCTTGATATTCCTACCAGAGAAGCGAGGAAGTTAATAAACAGCTTCTTTATCACCATACCAAGGGTTAAAAAGATACTATCTATCTGGGCATATGCAGCTACTTCAAGAGGATATATCAGGACTGCCCCACCTTATAGAAGAATTAGATGGTTTCCCAATTGGAATGAAGATCTATCTAAAGTAGAACCGTATCTAATATCTGCTATTGAAAGAGAAGCTAAAAACACAGTACCTCAAGGTAGTAATGCAGATTGTATTAAAGAGGCATTATGCTTAGTACAAGATGAAATTGACAATAATAACTATCCAGTTAAGATCATGCTAAGTATTTATGATGAAATTGTAACTGATTGTAAAAAAGAGTTTACAGAAGAGTGGAAAGTAATACTAGAAACATTGATGATCAAAGCTGCAAAAGAAATTCTTAAAATAACACCAGTTAAAGTTAATGTCACTATAAGTGATCATTGGATAAAAGATTGATTAATTTAAAATACAACTAAAATGAATAAATCACAATTTAAACTAAGAAAAGTAGAAGAAGTGTATGTAATAACACTTGAAGACGAATTAACGACTATTTATCATCCTAGTGTTGAAGTAATAGTAAGAAATGATAATACTATTACTATGACTTCTCCCGAAAATGGAACAGTATTACCTATCAATGCTAGTTTCTTAAATACTCCACAAGTTATCTCTGATATAAAAGCAGATTTAGCAATTATAACTGAAGCTCTTGATTTTGTAGCTAGTTTAAGTAGTGGAAATACTTCTGCTTATTATGGGCCGTCTATAGAAGGATCAGAACTATTACGACAGGATATTGCTAAAGCTAAATTTCTAGCAGAACAACCAGAAAATGTTAGAGAAGCTGTTGAAAAAGGAGATTTAATATTAGTCTGTAGAGATAATGGTAAAGTTTTTCTACGTGCTGGAGTTGGAGTAAGAAGAGCACTAAAATCTAAAACTGATGAATCAACCAAAGAAGAAAAGGGTACTGGAAAAGGGTAAAACTGAAGAGTATATTAAATGGTACTTTGAAGAACTACAGGAGAAGGGTTATGTACATAGTATAAATACAAATCCTTCTTCTATAGTTATCTTTGAGAAAATTGCAGTAACTCAATGGGTAACTTTACGACAAAGAGTTTATACTGCTGATTTTGAAATAATATGGACTATTTTAGGAATGGTTAAATGGTGTAATTTACAATATTCAACAGATGCTATAAGAAAACCATTTATATCATATAACGATAGTACTTTAATAGAAGTTAAACCTAATGTATCATATAGATTAGCTAGAGCTAATACTTCAATGGTTACATTTCCTTTAAGAAGGAATATGTTGTATCAGGCAACCGGTCAATATGTACAAATGGTTAAAACAGAAGATTTATTTGCATCAACATTTACACCTAAGAGATATTTATTAACAGATAAAACAGGAAAACCAAGAATAATTCATTTTCATACAAGAACATTAGATGAATATTTACAATTAACTGATAACTTAACTAAACCTATGCCGGGTAGCAAATGGGATAGAGATGAGATATCAGACGATGATCTGGGATTTAAGTTTGTAGAAGATGGATGATGAAACATTTCACATACTTGTTAATATTTGTATACTACTTAAAATAGATGCAAGAACTGTAATGTCTAGTAAAACTAGAGATGCTTCATTTATAAAAAATGTTCTACAATACATACTTTTTACATTATATAATAAAAATAGATTATATTTATCTTTACAATTAAAATACGGAGGAATAAATATACGTAACTCGTTTATGCGAATTAATAACTACATTTACACTAAAGATAAGAAGTACTACCCTATGCTATTGACTATTAATAAACTCTACCCAATATTAGATATTGGAGTAGCTATTTATGAACTAAAGTCATTAACTTATGGATTTACACAAAGAAACAAGTGGAGCAAACGTCAAAAAAAGAGAGTTACTCCATTACGAGCAGCGAGAATATGTAATGAAATTATTAAACTTGAAAGACAATCAGAAAAACAAGTTAAAGAAGCTATTAACAGCGATTATTTCATTACTAGTTATCGTGAGTATAGGGATTATTACAACCTCCCCTATAAATATTACAAAGGCCAAATTTCAAAACAAACTTATTCTATATTTACCAGACACATTACCAGATAATTACTATATTGATATTCAAAAAGTATTTCCTAATACTTTAATCAATACATTTGCAGTTCATAATCCAAAAAAGACCTACGAAGAGTTTAAAAAGAAACTTAGGTACATAGAGTCTAGTAATAGCTACAGTAGTAGACGTACTAATAGTAATGGATCATTATCTCAATATCTTGGTGCTTACCAAATAGGTTCTCAAATGAGGACAATAATAGGATTAGGAGATATATCTGACAGTTTATTTTTATGTACACCTTCTATTCAGGATGCAGCTATGGACTTATGTATAATTTACAATCGTAATTTACTTAGACCATATTTAGAACAATATGAAGGTACTTTTATTGCAGGTTATCAAATGACAGAAAGTAATATGCTAGCCATAGCACATAATGCTGGTCCGTATGGCTTAATCAATTTCTTAATATCCTATGGAGTAAATCTTCCTAGAGATAGTAACGGTATATCTTACGAGTTTATGAAATTAAGTGGCTATAAAATAACACCACATGGGAACAACAACAAATCTTCAACAGCAACTAGACGCTAGTGAACCAGGTTTAGGCGATAGTAACTCAAAACCTATGCTTGATAACATTAGGTTTAAAAAGAGTGAATTAACAAGTAAACAGAAATCTGCTGGTAAAATTGATGGTTTATATCCAGTAATAATTGACAAGTCTCTAGTAGTATTCATCAAAGATCCTAGTAGAGAACAAGAAGTATTTGAAAAATATTATAAACATATATATGGCAGATTACCTGCTGAAGAATTATTTACATTTATTGACGATAAACAACAGGCAGATGATACAGAAGACGATGAATAGAGAACAAGTTCAGAATGAAGCTCTGAATACATTAAAACTATTTAGTGGAATAGGTTCATTGATAATGGATACTGGGGTAGGTAAAAGTAAAGTTGCAATAGACTTTATTATTGATGATCCAAATATACAAACAGTATTAATTACATCTCCTAGAGAGAATCTAAAGGCTAACTGGTATAATGAAATAATATTATGGAGTAATTCTGTTGGTATATTCGCAGAAAGTGATCTTGAACCTAATACTATTCCATTTATGATGGGTGATAAAATAGTATTAGTAACTTTTGAAAATATACAAACTTGTTACAGATGGGAAAATAGACATTTTGACATGGTTATTGCTGACGAGGTACATTGCTGCATGACCTCAGAATATTCCAGAATATTCCTCAACAACGACTTTACATATAAAGTAGGACTAACTGCCACCTCTGATATAAAAGGTAAACCAGAGAAGCTAGAGCTATATAATTTGTACTGTCCTATCATTTATACTTTTCTAACTGCTGAAGAATATGGAGTAGTGAATAAGACCAAAATCATTGTAGTAGATCATATTCTGAATAATGTGCATAAAATTCACATTAAGACAAAAAAACATGACTTTTTTCTTGGAGAACAGGAAAGATATTCGTATATTTGCAAAGAGTTCAGACGAGGACAGAGTTTGATGGCTTCAACAGGAAGTACAAACTATTTTGAAGATGCTGATTACTGGTTCTGGAAAGGGAATGGAACACCAAATCAAAAAGAAGCAGCTAGAGTTTATCTAAAAGCAGTTCAGAATAGAAAGTACTTTCTGCTGAGGCTTACTTCCACAAAACAAATTGCTATTAAACTTAGTGAACAATTAACACAGGTTAATGGTAATAAAGTGCTTGTATTCAGTGAGCTTACTGAACAAATTGACAGTATTTGTACACATACAGTACATAGTAAGCATAAGAATGATATTAATGCGCAAACTTTACAGAGATTTAATGATGGTGACATAAAAGTACTAGGTTCATGTTATTCCTTAACTTTGGGACTTAACATGAAAGCTGTTAATATCGCTATCTTTGAATCATATTTAAGTAGTTTTACAAAAGCTAAACAAAGAAGAGGAAGATTAAATAGATTAATTGCAGATGAAGAAATAGCAACACTTTACATAATTAGACTTCCTAACACTCAAGCAGAAACTTGGTTTAACGGATTTGTTGACAAAGACGAAATAAGCGAAGTAATAAAGTCGGAGGACATCTTAAAAGAGTAGTTATGGAAAGAGATAGGTATGATTTACTTGATATGTGTATAGCCACAACTAAACTAAAATATAATGCGTGTATATCACCAGAACAATTACAGGATGTACTGAATAAAGAATTTCCGAGAATGATGTTTTCTATTGATGAGATAGTGGAGTTCCATATGTTGGCAATAGAAATAGAGGATAATCAACTAATACTAAAAAATACTGGTAATGGATAGTAGTATATTTATAAATATAACCAAATTAATTAAAAGCCAATTAGGCTTACTTGAATTCTGTGTACTACAATTAATCCAAGATAAGAATTTTAAAACATTAGATTTACTACTAAATAATCAAATAGAATTAAGAGAGATAGAAAATTGTCAGTCTTTATCTGATTTTGCTCCAAATGATGAGGTTATAGGAGAACAAGTAAGTAACCTTATAAGAGATTTGGAAAATAGTGGTTGGATAAAGATTACAGGAGATGATCTACTTAAAAATCTAGAAATTAGACAGAAGTTTATTGAGCTAGTTGAATCTAATGATCTTGTTAATAGAATTGATGATGTAGAAAAATGGTACCAAGAGTACCGAGATTTATTTAAAGTTATTCCAGGTGCCAGAGTTGGTATCATGGGTAGTAGACAAGCTGTTATTGACAGACTAAGAAGATTTTTAAAAGAACATCCACAAGTTACAAAAGAACAAGTTTTACAAGGAACTAGAAGGTACATCGCTACAGAGTCTCCTAAGTATGTGATGAATGCTGAGTATTTTCTATATAAACAGGATCAGTTTGATAAGACTACTAGGTCTAAGTTGGAAGCTGTTTTAGAAGATTTCTCAGAGAGAATCCCCAATGACTACGATCAAACTAGAAATATTTAGTATGGCTCATTTTAGACATACTTTAGATGTTATAGAAAGGGGTATGACAGGCGGCAATGAAGGCTTGTCACACGGTTTATCCAGAATCAGTTATTTTGTTCCCGGTGTTCAGAAGGGAAACATCTATTTAATAGGTGGAGTAACTGGTTCTGGTAAAAGTGCCTTAGCTATGGATATGTTTGCTTGTAATCCATATGATGACTACCTACTAAGAAGCACTACTTCTCCTGAAAATCCTATTAAGTTAAAAATATTTATTTGGTCATTAGAGATAAGTCCAGAAATATTATTAGCTAAAATGATTTGTAGGAAAATGTTTTTGCAACATGGTATACTAACTGATATTAATTATATATTGTCAAGGGGAAAGAATAGAGTATCTGCAGAGATATACGATCTAGTAAAATCTTACGCACATTATTACGAAGAATTTGAAGATAGAGTTATAATAAACGGGGCAGATAATCCTACTGGAATCCGTAACACTTTATTAGAATATTTAAAAGCACACGGAAATATAGAAGAGAAGATTATTACTATAAAAAATAGAAATCATGATACTGGAGAAATAACAGAAAGTAATCGACCTATTTTTGGAAGGTATAAACCGGATCATGATAATACCTATATTATAGTAATAGTTGATCATGTTAACATATTAAAAAAGGAACAAAGATTTAGTAAGAAAGAAACTGTTGATAAATTAATGGAGTATATGATGGACATGTCGAATAAATATAAGATTACTCCAATAATAGTACAACAACTTAACAGGAATATTGAACTAGTAGATAGGATGAAAATGTCTTCTATTGAACCTCAAATATCAGACTTTAAGGAAACATCAGATTCAACAGATGCTGCTCATTTCATATTTGGAATGAGTTATCCTCAAAGATGGGAAATAGGTTCATATAGAGGTTATGACTTAACCAAATTAGGTAATAGGTTCAGAGGTCTTAAGCTATTAAAGAATCGGGATGGTAATGCAGATGTACTTGTAGGTCTTAAATTTTTAGGAGAGATAGGTACATTTAAAGAGTTACCTCCGGGCAAGGAAATGTCTGAGCAAGATTACATTAATATACAATCAATAACTAAAAGCTATGACCATAGTATTACCAACAACAGTATCAGAGTCCAAGCTAACTAATCCAGATAGCATTATATTATATGGACTCCCAAAATCAGGAAAAACGAGTTTTTGCTCTACTCTACCAAATAACTTAATTATTGATCTTGAAAAAGGAAGTAGGCATGTATCTGCTTTAAAATGTGAAGTAGAGAATTTTGCTGATCTAACTGAATTAGGTCGTGAAATAATGAAGGCTGGTAGACCTTATAAATATATCACTATTGACACAATCACTAAATTAGAGGAATGGTGTGAAGGTGATGCTACTGAACTATATATGAAAAGCCCTATTGGCAAAAACTTTAATAGATATGATGAAGGACCAAAAGCTGGTCAACTAAAACCAAACAGTGAATGGACTAGTGTATTAACATTACCCAAAGGAGCAGGTTATTATTGGCTTCGTTTAAGTTTTAGCACTTGGTTGGATAAGATCAAATTATTGGCACCCTACATCATACTAATAGCTCATATCAAGGATGTTTACCTAGAAAAAGCAGGTAAAGAGGTTTCTGTCAAGGACTTAGACCTAACCGGGAAGATAAGAGGTATTAGTTCGTCAAATGCTGATGCCATAGGCTATGTATATAGAAGTGGCGACAAAGGTGAAACTTTAAGGATTAACTTTCAATCTAATGATTCAGTGCTTTGTGGAGCGCGTCCAGAGCATTTAAGAGGACAGGATATGGAAGCTGACTGGAGTAAAATCTTTGTAGAGTAGTTAATTTAATAATAAATCTTTTAAAACTTAAAAAAATGGAAAACGCTGAAAAAATTACAATCACAAGGAGCATGCTTGATAATGCTATGTCACAAGGAATGAAACGTGCAGATATTGCTGCAACATTTGGTCTTAGTCTTAATCAGGTTAAGAAGCTTATGGCACAGGCCGGATATCAAAAGAGACGTGCTTCTTATATAAACTTTAACTTTGTTGATGATGCAGTTTCTGGAGTTGCTACAGAACCAGAACAAGCTGAATCAATCAATTACTAGTCCTGTTACGGAATACTTTCCGCTACCCAATCATTTGAAGTAAATTTAAGTTTAACTAATTAAACTAATTAATATGGCGATAAAAGGAAATGTTGGAAACGTAGAGGTAGCAAAGGACATAAAACTGTATACAGGAATTGTTGGTGCACAAGTACTAGCTATTAATCCTAGTTTGGAAGAGATAAACTCGTTTGGTGTAAACTTTCAAAATGCTATAACATATACCGATGTTAATAATGACGGTAATGAAAGAGTAAGGATTGATGTATGGTTTAAGTGCACTACACCAGATTCAGATGTAGCTGCTACTAATCCAGGTCTAAAAGACATACAAAATCTTGTTACTAAAGTAAGTTTCTTCCTTTCCAACAGATTTAAAACTACTAACGAAGGAACTAAACTAGGTTTTATTAACAATTTTGGCCAGAATGCATGGGCTGAAATTATACCAGATGCTACAGAACCTAATTTACCTTCTGAATCGTGGTTTAGAACAGAAGGAATACGTCAAGCATATGACGGAGAAGATGTTCTTATCAACTTTATTCGTAATTGGGTAAATGCTGGTAAGAATGATGAGATGTCTCTTGATAATGTTAAGGATATAATTCTCGGTAAATTTGGAGAATTACAATCACTTGTTCCAACTTATAAGAACAATGTGGTCAGAATTATGCTTACTGTTGTAGTTAAAGATAATAAATATTATCAATCAGCCTACAATAGATTTTTTGCTCGTTGGAATCATACAAGCCCACTTATCTGGCGTAAGTATATTCAACAAGATAAGTATAATAAGCCAAAAGGACCGTGGAGTTATGTTTTAACAGAATATAAACCAACGGATATGCCGGTAGTTGAAGAGGTACCGGATGAGGAAGTCCAAGCTCAGTCCAATAAATGGTAATTTACCATGATACAAGGACACTCTCAAATAAGAAAGAGTGATATATTAGCAGTAACTAGTGAGGAAGAGTTATTCAAGAAGTACTGTAATAATTTTGAATATATCAACGTATCATTTAAGAGTGAACTGAGAGAGGACAAAACCCCCAGTTGCAGGATAGCTGATCTAGGTAGCGGTTTACGCTATAAAGACTTTGGATCAGCTATACCTGCAACTGATGTTTGGGGCTATGTGATGTTAAAGTTTGGACTAAATTTCCCAGAAGCATTAGAAAAAATAGCTACTGACTTATATATCACTAGTACTACTGGTATTATAATAGAACCAGTACTACAAAAATCCTATCCTAGACCACCTAGAAAACATCTTCTTATTAAAAGAAGAGATTGGCTATTATCAGACAAAGAGTTTTGGTATAATAGATATAACATTACAAAAGAATTATTGAATAGTTATTGTGTTAAACCTATAGATTACTACTGGTTTAATGGTACTGTGTTTAGAGTTCTAAAACATGCCTATTCTTATGATTATTATTGGAATGAAGGAGTCTTCTTAAGAAAAATATATCAGCCTTATTCACATAAAAATAAATGGATATCTAATGTAGATACCACCATAGTACAAGGCATTGATAATATACCTAAATTAGCTCCGTTATTAGTTATATCTTCATCTTTAAAAGACGTGATGTGCTTAAAACTATTAGACTATAATGCTGTCGCTCCTAATAATGAAAGAAGTTGGCTACCAGCTATGGTTTGGAAAAAGTTTAAAAAGAGGTATAAAAAAATAGTTATACTATTTGATAATGATGAAACAGGTCTAGAATCAGCCTCTAATTTTTCTAAACAATATAGTATAGATTACAAATATATTCCACTCTCATTTACTAGACAAAATAAGAATATAAGTGATTTTATTTATAATCACTCGTTAAAAGAAGCTAAACTATTAATGAATAGTTTATTTAATCAGTTATGAAACGATATCTTATTAAGTTAGAAATAATTAAGCTAAGTACTAATAGAAAATTCACTAGATACGAACTTGTACTAGCAGAGAGTAAACAACAAGCCGCTAATTTAGCAAAAAATAAGTATTCTAAAAAGGGTACTCGAATTCGATTACTTAATGTTTAATTTAAACCTTTCAAAACATGAACGAAAGAAAAATCACTGTTGCCTCAACAAAGGCAAACAAACCTGTGACATTTAAAAGTGCTGCAGCAACATGGGGCGATCTTAAGAATGAGTTAAGCTCCAACAATGTCGAGTTTAATGATAAGATGAACGCTGTATTGAAAAATACCAGAACTAATCTTGTTCTTGATGACGCTGTATTACCTGAAGAGGATATAATTATCTTCTTAATGGCAAAGAAGATGAAGTCAGGTACTGCTAAAAAATCTACAGCTAAAAAGGCTCCGGCAAAGAAGTCCACTGCAAAAAAGCCAGCTAAGAAAGCTCCAGCCAAATCTGCAACTAAGGTTAAAGCTAAACCTGCTCCTAAAAAGAAGACTGTAGTTAAGAAAGTTTCAAAGGCTGATGAAGCTTTAATGAAAGAAGCTACTGAGATGGAGTCTAAGCTTAAAAGAATGTGATTATGGACTCCAAAGCCGCTGAAATAGGAGTATGGCTTATCGTTATTGTTATCTTAATTACTATAGGAATTATTTTTTATTTTAGGTTCAAAAAGAGTAAATTTAACTCTGAGCCTAAGTTAACAGAAGAAGAGTTACGTCTAATGGAAGAGGCTAAATCTTTGGAAGATAGGCTTTAAAATAATCAGTTCTTCCAATAATATAGAGAAGGGGTAGGTACATACTTACCCTTTCTTTTAAAATTCTAGTATAATGAGCCAAGAAATAGAACGAGAAGCAGAATTTGATCAGAGTGAATATGAAATGCTTGAGAATATGCTGTTAGCAAATAAGATACATGATGAAGTTATAACAGAAGTTAAAACTGAGATTAAAGAAATAGTATCTGCTAAACCTATTATTAATCATTATAAAAGGTTTAAATTTGATGAAGCAGCAGTAACTCCTGATACCAATAGAATTTTAATTGATTTTTGTACGCATTTAGATAAGTTAGGTGAATTAAATTATTTACCAAATGAAAAACATATTATAAACTACATACAATTTTTACAAAGTGCTTTAAGTTTAGATTCTATCTATTATAGTACAATGATGAAAACTTTAGCAATGTTTATGATTGTTTTTGACACTTATTATAAAGATAGATGGGATTTAATAACTCTAGATTCGTATAATAGAATAGGTATAGCAGCTTATTATCCCGAATTTGTAATAGAAGATAGTGACGGTGAAACACATACTATAAAAGATTTATACGGCATATATAAGTTTTCTGGATCTACTTATACTGAATTAGAGATATTATATACTAGAATTACTATAACAGAAGAAGAAGCATCATCTAATTACTTCTTTTCTCATGGCAATTTTCCTAGTAACAGAATGATGAATGGAGGATATTATGGTAAAGTATGTGCTGGTTCTGGAGAAATAAAGACTATGATGGGACAAGTTCCTTCTCTAACAAGTCAAGATAGTCTTACTATAGAATTTGTTACACTTCTGGCTTTACAGTTAGAAGAGTTTTTTAAGTATGAGTACATCCCCGGCAGCCCTATGAAGAATATTCAAGCAATTGGATTTGGTGGACATTTTTCAGTACCTAATTTATTAGAAAACCATTTTCTAAAAGAATTTGTAGATAAAATTAGTTTAATACCCGGAATAGCAGTTAAAAATTCTTATTTTGGGCTTATATCATATTTACCTAATATAAATAAAGAGTTATTTGCTAGGTTAATAGAATTTACGTATGTACCTAAATGTTTTTTAGATACTAATGATAATAGTTATTTTAATTCAAGTAATCCTATAATAGCAAATAATTCTGATGCTTTTAGATTTAAAGGTAATTTAATGATTATTTTTAGAGAAGAACAGAAGTATTTAAAAATAATAAAAGAGGAATCTAAACAAGTTGTAATACTTACTCAAACAATTCATCCTGCAACTTTACGTTTAATACATGATCTAATTAACAAATTGTTATTTATACATTCAATACGAAATTCTTATGACAAAAAACCAGTCAAAAAACGAAAAGCGAAATTGGGCACTGAACAGACCAGTAATCTCTTCAGAAGAAGGAGAGCAGTTACTCTTAACTCACAAAGCATTGTCAGGGAGAACCCCACAAGCGGGACAATATCCATTTCAGGACAAGACTACGTATTCCAAACCCAAACTGTCTCCGCCAGTACGACATAATGTAGTTGAAATGGATGGAGCTAGATTAACTATTTGTAATGAAGCTCAAAAACAAATAGACTATCTATTAAATAAGTTTCCTTCTACTGAATGGTCTGGTATTATGGTTTGGGATGTAATAGAAGGTAGTCTTCAAGACCCAGCTACTTTATTAGTAGAGGTTAAGTATATACTATTAATGGATATTGGTTCTGCAGCTTATACTGAATATGAAACTGAAGCTGAACTTACATTAGATCTCTATGATGAATATCCAGATGCAATGTTAATGAGGATAGGACATTGCCATAGTCACCATAGCATGCAAGCTTACTTTAGTAGTACAGATACTCAAGAGTTGCATGATAATGTAGATAAACATGTAGCATACCTATCTCTTATTGTCAGTTCAAAATCAAAATATGTTGCTAAAATGGCAGCTTTATCTATTGACGAAACTAGACATATAGTTAAAGATTTCGATGATAGTGAAGCTGTAGCAATTTCAGAATCTAAAAGCATGATTATTTATAATGTAGATATTATAGGTCAGGAACAAAAGAGATTTGAAGATACAGTAATTGATGCTAGAATAGATAAAGTTACAAAATTTTCAAGTACTAAAAGTAAAAGTAAGAATAAAAGTTATTCACCACATAATACTGATTACTATGACAGAGTTTATAATTTTGGTTCTCACAATGCGGAACAACAGATGGAAATGTTTAAAGATACTGAACCTGTAGATAAGGAATTTGTTAATGGTATAGAATGTATATTGTATCTAACTATTCCCCCACTCGAAATACATAGATTATTAAAAAGATTGCTTGGTATTAATGCGGAGGCTAATTTATCTGTTGAGGTAAAGGCTATGGATTTAATTCAAGGGTCAGCTTTAATGGATGAACTAGCAGATACATTTGAAGAAGAAATACTACATACAGTAAATTTACTCTATATTAAAGATGATGCGATTATTAGTAATTTATTATTGTCGTCTGATGTTATCATGTATATAGTTTTAACTAAATTAAAAGCATCAGCTGAAACAAGTATGCCTGAAGGGCAGACTAAAGACATAACTTTACAAACATTTAACTATTTATTAACAAGTTTTATTTGCGATGGAAACAAGGACTAAGATAAAAACTGATAACATTGCTGCAGATACTAGTAGTAGATTTTCAGGATTCAGTTGGGCAGATAAAGATATTATCAAGAGTCTAAGTCCTATAACTGTTGTAGGTGCTGGCGGTATAGGCTCTTGGTTTACTCTTTTAGCTAGTAGAGTAGGATATAAAATAGTCATCTATGATAATGATATCGTAGAAAGACATAATATAGGAGGACAACTTTATTATACTAAAAGTATTATGCGAAAAAAGGTAGATACATTATCTCGTATTATACAAGATTTTAGTCCACAAGGGGAAGTTTTACCAGTAGATGTTTTTGTAGACGAAAATACCCTTATTAATACTAAAATAATAATATCTGCTGTTGATAACATGAAGGCTAGAAACATTATTTATAATTCTTTTACCAATCATTTACAAGAAGCATTTAATGATGGATATACAATTTCTGAAAACGGATTATATCTTGAACATAGTGATGGATATAATTTAGCATGTCTTTTTATAGATGGTAGATTACTTGCAGAGCAGTTTCAAGTATATGCTGTAACTCCTAAATCATTAAGTAGATATGCTGAAACACTATTTTCCGATGATGAACTGGAAGAAGAAGCATGTTCTATTAAACAAACTAGTCATTTTGCTGCTGGAATAGCTTTTAATATGATTAGAGTGCTTAATAACTATGTAGCTAACTTTATTGATCCTGATTGTGGAAGAGAGGTTCCTTTTAGTATTATAGATGACGGGTTATTAATAATGCCAACTATTGAATTATGATACAAGATGTAAGTCTAGGAGAAAAACATGGATCATTGGAATTTGATATTTCATTAAGATTAAATCCAAACTCTTCTCTAGTGCCACTAGCAGTAGCATCAGCACAATTACCAGAAAAATATGTTGCTGATTACTACGAATCATCCACAGGATTTACTGCTGTTGTTAAAAATATAATATGTACTACTGTATTAAATAAACTAGGTATAAACTCGTCTTTTTCTAAAGCTGTAATAGACTATATATTAATTAAAGATATAAGATTAACTGCTACATCTAATTATCACTCTATTGACGATATAATATCTCTGGTAATTGATTTGTTTAATAAGTATATGGAAAATGAATATTCTATCAAGTCTTCATTTAATATGAAGATTTTATATTCAGAATTAGATCTACCAAATTGTTATAGTAATAGGCAGATTGAAGAAAGAGCTACTAAAAGATTATTACCAGATGGCAGGTACTATGCTATACGAAATAATCTAGATACTGATCTTATTTATAAATTAATATTTGATACTGCACCATC